TAGTATCACCCGTCATGGTAATGACTTTGCCGTTAACAGCCACATCATCGACCGTAAGAGCAGTCAGCGTACCAAGACTTGTAATATTAGTTTGAGCAGCGCCTGTAACAGTAGCAGCCGTGCCACTAGCGTTACCCGTCACGTTACCAGTTAGCGCACCAACAAACCCTGTAGCTGTAACTGCACCTGTGCTTGGGTTGTAGGTTAGCGTTCCGTCTGACTCTAGTCCTAAATTGCCACCATCTACATCCCCACCAGCGGTAAAGACAATAGCATTGTTTTCATTGGTCGATTCGTTATCCGTAATAGTTACGGTAGTAGCAACGGTAGCTACATCTGCTGTACCTGTAATATCACCCGTAACATCTCCAACAAACACTGTTGAAGTAATTGACGTTGCTCCAGTAACAACACCAGCATCTATGCTAATAGTTCCATCTAATAGAATTGCTGAACCAGAAGCAGGTTCAAGATTAATTGCTGCTCCAGAATCTAAAGTTAAGGTGCTTGCTGAATCAATGTCTACTGTACCATCTGCAGTAATTTGAATATTACCTGCAGCACCCGCAGCATCGGTTGTTACAATACTAAGTGTACCTGCTGCACCGGCAGTAAAGACAACCGTATCACTGGTGTCCCCAGTCATTGTAATGACTTTACCGTTTATAGCTACATCGTCAACAGTAAGAGCAGTCAAAGTGCCTACACTTGTAATGGCAGTCTGAGCAGCCCCTGTAACTGTAGCGGCTGTACCACTTGCATTACCCGTTACATTGCCTACCACATTGCCGGTAAAACCAGAAGATGTTATTGTACCAAGTGAAGAACCACCATCAGCAAAAGTAATTGTACCACTATCTGCGTCGATAGTAATACCACCACCAGCATCAAGTGTAAGTACCGCAGAAGACGAAACGGTTAGGTCACTACCATCGCCCTCAATCTTTTCGCCATCATCACCAAAGGTTAGCCCAATGTTTGCGGGTATGTTGATATCAGCGCCAGATACAAGATTTAAGTCTGTACCGTCGCCATGAATATACTCACCACCCTCGTCATTAAAGTACAGACGTTTTGTGCCATCTACAACAATGTCATCACTAAACTTAAAATGGTCTTCGTCTTCCATCCAAGTAAGTACACCATCGGTTGTCTCACCATCAAAGGTTAAAACAATGTCTGCGCCAGAAGAGCCATCACCAATAGTGATTGCAGCACCAAGTAGCTTGGTTACATTACCACCTTCTGATGTAGTGCCATCATGCGAGTGTCCGGTTGATGCTGTGAAAGCACTAACAATGTCGTTAAACTCATTGTTAAAGTCAGCAGCTTCAATGACTTCGCCAGTGGCTATTTCAGTGGTACTACGTCTTACGTAACCTGTACCCATTATCGTCTTCCTCCAGATGTAAACTCAAACTGATATGAATTAAGTGTAAAAGGTCTATTTGAACTATTGTGGTTTACCTTTGTTGCAACAAGAAAACCAGAACCTTCAATAGACTGTCTAAAAATAGGCGCACCACTTGAACCGTAAACTGCACTTCCATAAGTGCTGGCTGCACTACCAAAAAGAGCTATGCCTCCCGGTGATGTAATGTCTAGTTTAGCAGGTTGAGGAACATTGATAGAGTCTGAGTCATACCTAATTCTTAACTCAGCAGAAATTGTACCCTCTACTTCATAGTTAAGAATTACACGCTGCATTACTTTTCTTAGACCAGCATCACCCAAAGATAAATCTGGTGAGCGGTAAAAAGCTACAATATTTTCCCCGTCAAATGTAAATACAGTACTGCTTTCTTGTTGTCTTACGTAGCCATCAAAGCCACCTTCAACTATAATTTCTATGTTACTAATAAAATCAGAATCAAGTGAAGAAGGTTTTAGTCCCTTCATATCTGCCCACTCAAAACCTAAAGCATTTTGTACATTTCTTTTAAGTGTTCCTAAGACACCACGAACAGAAGCAGCAGTTTCACTAGCAGAAGTAGGATAGAAAATACGATACTGACTTTTACCTCTAATAACAGTAGAAGTAATGTTAGCCCTATTAGCAACAACACTTTGCATACGTTGTTGTATAGGCTTTGAAATAGTTCCTAACTCAACGTCACCAATTCTTTCTGTTGCAGCAATTGTTCTTAATCCATCAAGAGATAGAAAGATTAAGTCACCACCAAGCTCTTGAACTGAGAACCCATCAGCACAACCCAGTGTTCTAGTAACTGGTTGTATTTGAAAGTCTGCAACGCTAGTACCTACTAGCTTGTATATCTTATCAAGACCAAAAATGTACAGTGTGTCACGAAACACTTTTAACGCTGTAACATTTGTGTCAACTCTAACAGACCCTGCGCCGTTTGCTACAGTAAAATCTGTTTCAGCAAAGGGTGAACTAAACACAACCTCTTGCGGGTTAGTTGACATACCTGCAAAAAATACATGATCTCTAAACACCGCAACAGAAGCAGGATCAGAAGGTGCCCCTGTAGTACTAATTAAAGTATAGGTACTTCCATCATACGTTGCAGCTTGATTGACATCATCAACCATAATAAGCTTATTAGTATTATTAAAGTTAAACGTGTCAAACTTATAACGACCAGCAGAAGTACGAGTACCTATAGTAGACCAACCACTGCTTGTGCTAAACCTTACTAAATTTCCTGCTGCTGCTACGACACCATTGTTAAATATCTTAACACCAATAACAGCATTATCGCCGTTAACTTGATTAGTGTCCCACTTTGTTGATCCACTAAGTCTACGGTATCCACCGTTAACTGAAGGCTCAAAGTTTTGCAGTTCTACTGCAGCACCGGGAGGTATGCTAAAGTCATCTTGGTCAAGGATTAATCCTCCACCTAGCGATACAGTAACTGGTGAAATTGAAGCAGTATCTGGCATAGCTAACCTTGTGGCCTTAGCAATTCTTCAATAAACACAGAAACCATTGCGTCATTTGCGGCTCCTGCTTGTGCTTTTAATATGTCACCAGACTCTAATACTATTTGTGCATCGTTAAATCTAAGATGACTATCTGCTGCAATACTCTGTGTGCTTAAGAGTGAGTAAGTAGCACTGGCGCTTGTGTCTGTCCAGCTAAGTGTAATATCTACTGCAGCAGAACCATCAACATTAGTAATAAAAATTTCTCGTATAATTGCTGTAAAATTTGTAGGGCAAGTATACAGTGTAGTTAAACCTGTACTAGTTAAACTAACACCTACGTTTTTAAACCTTCCCATTAACTTATTTCCTACTAAAGATTGTTAGAACTAAAACCCGAAGAGAGCGCAGAAGAAGTAATATATGTAGACCTTACATAATCATTGCGATTAATTAATAGGGTTTGCATATTTTTAATGCCGTCGTTAAACAGCGCAAAGCTTCTTTCATACAAAGGCGCTTCTCCTCTAAAGAAATACATGTATGAAATAGCACCATCTATAATTACGTGCTTAAATCTATCAGGAATAGTTGTTGTATCTGAATGTGCGCTAAGGTCAGCAGAAGGAAAGGTGTAGTAGTCAAATGTCAAAGCATACGTTTTATTGGGATATGGACTTAAACCGTAGCTATCATCTGGTCCTCTAAATACAAACTGAGGAACACTGCCTGAACTAAACTGTGCTACCGTTGTAGCACTGTCATGTGATGCAGCAGTACTACTGCTTGCTCCACGAGTAGCTCCAGTAAATGTAGTAGAAGTAACGCCTGTGTATGTAATACTTTCTGAACCAATAACAATAGTACCTGTACTAGTAAACCCGGTAGTACTTGCTACTGGAATAATAACAACTTCGTCATCAATACCACTAGATAGTGTAGTTGTTTTAGATAAATCTTCTTGATTACTTCTATTTTCTAAATAATCTTTGTAAACAATATTGCTTAAGTAAGTACTAGATGAGCCTAAGTCATTATCCTTACGAATACGAAAAGAATCAAAGTCAATTGTTTTAGTGTTAGTAGGTGCAGTATATCTTGTAACCCCTGCTACTAGTGTAACATTGGCTTCAGCATGATTAAACGGCCAGCCAAACTCTCGTTGATTAATATAACGAATAGCCTGATTGACCGCATTTTTAGCTTGGGTCTGTACTCCTCGTGCGTCACTAAATGTAGACGCTGTAAGCTCAACTTCATTTAGCCTAACAAGAGTGTCATTAACATACGTTAAAAAAGTATTTGCCATATATCTTACCCAAACAAAATAAAGCATGGAGAGATGCCGAAGCACCTCCCCACACAATATTTACTTATGCAAGTTGATCACGATCAACTTCAGTAGCTGTATCTGCAACACCGTTGAGATCACAGCAAACAGCATACACACGAAGTACACCTGACGTTACATCACTAGATGAAGCAATAAACTTCACATCAATGGTGTCAGTTGTACTCTGGAAGTGAGTATACGTAGTAGCGGAAGGCTCATTAGCCCCACCGTTAGTTCCTGAAGCAAGGTAACCTGTAGAGCTAGTATCTCCGCCATCAACAATGTCATCGCCAGCAGCAAAGTCAATGTCAACAGTAACAGAAGTACCACTCATAACAGTAAGAACTTCCGCACCAGCAGCAATAACGACTGTGCCAGCAGGAATTTCTAGTACTTGGAAGATGTCACCATTTGTAACTGCAGAAAAAGTTCCAGCAGCAACAAGCTTAGTGATATCTAGAATAGATTCAACCAAGTAAGACTGATTACGTACATCAGGTAGAATAGCGAGCGAGTCAGAATCAACACCTACGGTTGATTTAGCGGTCATATCAAAAGTTGCCATGATTTATACCCCTACGCTACGTTATATTTAGCAGTGACAAGTGCCTCTGGGCGTAGAATCTTACGACCATAGAGATGCATGCCACGAACAATGTCAGCAAAGCTGTCTGGATCACGATAAGTTTCCGTCTTCATAATTTGACTAGCAGAAGCTGCAGCCGAACTATGACCACCAACAATAACGCCGTAGTTACTGTTTTGGTTAGCCGTACCAGAAGTGTCTGGGCCAGTACCAACCGAAGGCAGGTTGTTAGAAACATATACTTTGAAACCATAGAAGTTGTTAATCGTCAAACCGTTACGCATTCCGCCTGACTCACCGAAGTCACTGTTAAACAGACGACTATCTTCGTCCATTAGAACTTCCATAAAGGTAGGATGAATAACCAACCAACGATTGTCCTTGTCAACAAACTGCGTGTCAAGGAGTCGAGCCATACGAGCAACAACCATTGCTGGTGAAGCCGTAGCGGTTGGAAGTGCGCTTGCACCGGGAAGACGAGCAGCAAGAGGAATAGAATGGTCATCAGCCGAAGTCGTGGTGATGTTGCCAAAGCTACCCTTCTTAAGCTTCATTGAAGTTAGAAGCTCGTCCGTACCAGCCGTAGTAACAGCGATAGAACCAGATACAGTATCGTTAACTGCGCTGGAAACTGCACTGAGACTAGCCTGTTTGAAGCCAGACATATAGCCTAGAGCTTCAGCATCAAACTGGTCACGAAGACGATAACCTGCACGATCCGCTGCCATTTGCTGGAAGTTTACGTGCGAGTGTGCTTCCTCAATGTCGTCAACCTTAAACGCAAAGTAGTTAGCTTGATCTACAACTAGCGTAAAGTCTTCGTCGTCAAGGTCTTGAGGAGAAATCTGTGCGCCACGTGCATATGACTTGACGGTGATTTCCGGTTCTTTGATGATACGAACAGTGTCACCAAAGTTAGAGATATCACCAAAGTAATCGTTATTGCTGATATCCTCTACAACTGATCCCTTACGGAATGCAAGCTGTACTTGTTTGGAATAAATGACAGGGCTGAAATTGCCATTTGGTAGACTATTATACCCTGCCGCAGTTTTAAATGCCATGATTGTTCTCCATAGCGTTAAAACACGATGCGATAAATCGCTAGTCTTTCGACTATATGTAGTTAGGGTATAACTTTTGAGGGCTAGATTCTTGGGTAAAAGTGTAGAGGATCAATCTACTCTCGGCCAATCATAACTAGGTAAACTAAAAGTCACAGTATAAACACTTAGAGTATCACAATAATGTGGGTCTTTGTGTTGTTATAGACACCATTATAAGTAAAAAATGTCTATTTGTCAAGCAAAAACTTACTTAACGTGCCGCACCGGAAAGATCGTAAATGAAGTTACCGGCACGAATTGCGTCCATGATTGCGTCTGCATTTTCTTCGTACTGTTGAGAGGTCATATTCTGAACATCTGACTCACGAAGCACATCGCTATCACTGGTTTGTTTGGGTGCTGTCTTTGCACTCTTAGAAGCAATAGAAGTAGCAGCTTCTTTTTTAGCATTCTTCTTAGGCTTGGCCTTTTCTGCAGATACACCCATATCTGCCTTGTATAAGTCAATGGCACGTGATGCTGAGAACGCATCATCTTCATTGTCATACAGAGCAGTCTGTACCCACTTAGGCTGGGACTCTACCCACTCATGAAAGCTATCCTCTTCACGAATATTTTCAAAGTCTGGCTGTAGCCTAATAAGTTCCGCTTCAGCTTTTTCTTTACGTGCATCCCCTTGAAGCTTCTCAATCTCTTCAAGCTTTTTATTTACAGAATTAGACCGCTCATCTGCTTTCTTAATTGCTATAGTCTCAATTACTGCTGCAATATCGGGATACTCTTGTACCCAAGCGTTAAGCTCGTCTTCTGTTTTAGGCAACTGCATCTGCGTCTTAGCAGTTTCCTCTAGCTGTGCCTCTAGTTTAGATACACGATTTTCAAATTCTTCTTTTTGCTTTTGTGAAAATCTACGAAGATCACCGTAGCGTTTCTTAAAAGTTCTTTCTTCAGCAGAAGTTTCTAGTAATTCATCTTGTTCTTTTACTAGCTCCTCACGAGCCTCATCTTTTTGTTCTTCTTCTTCTACTTGGCTCTTGAGTGCTTCTAATTCTTTTTCTTCATCTTCTACTGTTTTGCGGTACTGATGCTTGTTAGCAAAGCCCACTTTCTTTTCAGGTTGTGGATCAGCTACAATTGATTCAGACATTATCTTTCCTTTTGGACTGGGGCCACCGTAGTCTACTGTTTAGTAGAGGGATAGGGTAAGCCAGCAAATGGGACTACATACTTGAGGCGAGTCCCTTACCTCTAGGTTTACGTTTACGTATTTTCTTTTTAATAAAGCCACCTTCAGCCCTACCTACACCTTCCATAGAGCCGTCGCTGCCGTAGTTACCAGAACCGTCGCTGCCAAACGAACCGCTGCTGCCGCCGCCGCTGTCACCGCCGCCAAATTCAGCCGCAGCATCTCCTCCATACGGCGCTGCGGCAATGTCTTGAGCAGCTTGGGTAGTAGCGGTATTTACTCCAAGCCGCGATCCATCTAATGCTGCGGCTGCTGCTTCTTGAGGAGTTATATATCCTTCCGCATCTTCATCAGTTGTTTGAACCTCCACCACATCTATGTTACCTTCTGCTGCATCCGCACGTGCTGCATCATTTACGGCTTTATTTGCTGCAGTTAAAGCAATTTGTTTACTCTTTCCTCTTGCCATCGTTTCTCTAGCAAAAGGGTCCATCTTAGCCCGTTCTTCTTTTGATATGTTAAAGAATTTACCGGAACTAGCTTCTACATATGCTTTTGCTGCGGCACGACCTGCTTTATCTCCTACACCTAGAAAAGATAAAAAGCCTATAAGTGGCCCGCCGGTAAGCGTAGCAGTAGC